ACCGGCATCTTCATTAATAAATCTGCCATTTTATCTTAGTTAATTAGTTTATTATTATTCTTATAAATATACTAAATTTGAAAAAACATTTTCTATTTGGATTTCTCGATAATTTTTCGTACATTTCCCAGAGGTCCAACATTTGATCTACTTAATATTACTATAAATACTATAATATTTAATTACTATTCTAATACTAGTAAAAAAGCCGCTTTTTTGAAAAATATTTTTCTGGACCACTTGATTTTGTTATTTTTTTTCTTTATATTTATGGACCTCCAGTACATCAAACTAGCATAAAGGGACCAGAACTAGCATAATACTGGGCGAAATTTCGTTAAATAAAAAAAGGTAGTTTCCTACCTTTCTTCTTATATAATCTTTCGATTAAATGTTTTCAAATGATGCTCCTGTCGGAGTGATGATGAATTCTACATCAATGAATTCAAGTGACCTTGTAGGTTTGATGTAAATCTTACCTCTAAGAGTGTTAGCATCGATGTCTTCAGGGTCATTAGAAACAACAAGTCTGAAATCATATAACCCTCTTTCCTTTTTGATTGCCTCAAGGATAGGATTAACTAATCTCGTGAATTCGTTTCTTACCTGCTCGTCGTTCTGTTCGAAAAGTAATCTTACAGCTACGGCTGAAATCAGTTTTCTTGCTCTCAACAATAATCTTCTTACGTTAATCCTGTCCAAAGCACTTTCTCTTACCTGAAGAGTTTTGTTACCCCAAATAATTGGACCTGTATCACTAAAGGTTGCAATTGGATTAATTCTCATTTTGTAAAGACTGTCTCTTTCATCTAAGGTTAATTTCTTTGATGCTTTAATAGCGTTTACAAGTCCTCTCGAATATCCAGCTACTGCGAACCAAGGATAAGACACATTGTCAGTCAACGCTATATTTCTAAGAACTTCCCCTGTCGGTGGAAGGAATAACTGTGTCGAATTGTCATTATCTCTAATCTATATCCAAGGCCAGTATACGGCTGAATAGTTAGAATCCAATCCAACTGTATCCATTTCATTAATAACTTCATCAGCTGTATCATAATTTGGAGTTGCGATAATATAAAGTGAATCTGCTCTATCGGTTTCAATCATATCAATTGCTTGAGTTGTTAATGATGAATGGTCTTTAAAATTAATTCCAGGTGTTGCAAAAACGTTGATATCGATAGCTTCTGGATTTCCGAATGTTGTTATACCTGCAAGATATGCGTAATAATCGGAATTTCCTAGATCTACGTTGAATACACCGCCATTATCAGTATTACAAGCATCGTATGTAGATTTTTTGTAAATGTAAGCATCTTCAAATGTTCTATAGCTTCTATAAACATCCCAACCATCAAAACCGCCACATACTGTAAAAGTGAATTTACGATATGATACGGTATCAAGTTTACCTTTATCCGTACCCTCAAAATCATAAGGGGTACAATCAAAAGCAAACCCTGTAATAGTGTCTCCTGTTAATCCAGCTGCATTTACTGACAAGTGAAATCCAGTCGATGTTGTATCGGCGTTATGACCTTTATATTTAAATAAGTGAGAATCAAATCCCACCTGTGATGAAAGCCCTAAAGAAACTTTTCTTATTCTATCTTCTGGGGTGTTATCCGGAACTCCACTCGTATATGTAACAACATCACCAGCATCGTAAAATTCGGTTTTATACATTACATTACCTAATATTGTACTTGATAATGTATCAGCTTTAAATCCTTTGAATCCTGATGGAACAGCATCAGTTGGATGAGCCTCATTCATTACTAACATAATATATTTTGACCTTAATTCATATTTGGTGTCCGATGTACCGATTTTTAATGCCACATATCCTGGTAATTCAGGGTTCATAGAACATCTTGAATATTTTTCAAGAATAACCATATTTTCATCGGTGTCATTAAAATCACGAACAAGTAGGTCAAATTCTGAAGTTTCAAGATTAATATTTAATATTGTAATCTTTATTTGTGAATTTGATGAATCACCGTCAGAAATTGTTACAACTTCGAATAAGTCATCAACTTTTCCGCCACGTACTTCAGAAACAACCATCGGTGACATTGCGGTGTCCCATTCATGTAGAAAATCATCCCCAACTGTATGATAAACTTCAGATAAGCTCAATCCTCTAACTAATCCACGGTCATTTAACGCTTTAAGAAAAATCGGGTACGCTTCATAAACGTATAGTGGGTAGTCAGAATATGCTTTATCAAAAACATCAGAACCTAGTACTTTAGTTATGTATTTTGTGGATGTTTTATCCATTGAACATGTAAATGATTTATTTCCACCTGTTGCGCCTGCAATATTCATTGTAAACTCACCTAATGGATTTTGTTCAATTGTTGTAGAATCAATTGTAAATCCAGTGTCGCCCGTAACTTCTAATGTTAACGTGGATCCCACATAACGTCCTCTAGATCTTAAAGCGGCAACTGTTATATCACTATAATTATTTACTGTCGCGCCTGAATATCCAAATCTTGTTACATTAAATAGAGTGGTTCCAGAGTTATATATGAATAGATATGCATATACTGTATTTGTTCCGTTAAAGAAATTGTTATACCATTGATAATTGGTAAAATCACCAATTGGGCTTACAATCTCACTTCCTGTTAAAATAGATGTTGATCCTGAAGGAACTAATCCTATTGTAAACCATTCGTTATGTGAATATGTATCAGCGGCAATGAATTCAGGAACACTATCGCCAGTAGTTGCGGTTTTTCCAGTTAATTCAGCATAATATGTACTAGAGGTACTACCTGATGGAACATATGTTGTAGACCCAAGAGAGGGGTTAGTTGTAGATCCAAGATTTATACCGCCAATTGTTTTTAATCCAAAAGTTTTAACAGGTAAATATCCAGTTAACCCAAGAATTCTCGTTACAAATAATTGATTTGATTCCTGTAAATATGCTTTTGCCACATATGGAAGTTCATATTTTGGATTTTTTAACGAACTACCATCTTTTTCAGGAGATGTATTGCCGAAATATGTTTTGAATTCGTCAAAACTTGTTATTAGTAAAGGTTCAAATGCTGGACCTTTTAGTGTCTCACCCACTAACCCTAAAGTAGTTACCCCTACGCTCTGGGCTACGAATGTTAAGTCTTTCTCTGATGTATATACACCTGGAGATACAAATACTCTGTTTGATGTTGCCATTGATTCTTATTTAGTTTTATTTTATTATCGTTATTATTCATAAATATCTTTGTTTTGACCAAAGATTTCCCGATAAAAAAATTGGTAGATAGTATTTTATCTTTTTTTCCTATTATTTATCTTTAGTTATGAAAGCCAAGAGTAAAAACGTCAAGATCAGTGAAAAACATCACGAAATATTAAAATTATATTGTGATAAAAATGGATTAAAAATATACCGAGTTATAGAAAAATGGATCGATGAACTTAGCAAATCTAAAAAAAAGGACATATACGGAGAAACATAGATTATCTTAAATATGATATACCAACTCTAGACGGCATTTGGAGATCTGCAAGAAATGTTATCTGATTTATAGCGGTAACTTCAAAATCAACGTGTTCTTCCTGAACAAGACCATTAATTTCAACATAAAGAATACTATCTATTGGGTTTAGGGTTGTAAAAACTAAAGAAGAACCATTATATTCGTGATTTTCATGTTCCAAAAATAATAGGTTACCATAAGCATCCTGAAATACATTACTTCTTCCTGCATAATAACATATCATTATTTCACTTCCAGTAATTGGCGCAATAGCGAAAGTAACTCTCGATGTTTGTCCTATCCAATAATAATCAATATTTCTTTGTTGAACCAACCCATTAATAGCAACAAAAAATAAAAACCCTATGGTTTCCCCAACACTAAAAACAGTTGTTAATCCATCAGCAATGAATGTTGCTGTTTTAATTTCAATAGATCTACTAATAGTTTTCATACTATAGTTTTTTGTTGCCATGAATTCGCTCAATAAAAATAACCTATTTACTGCGGGTTTTACTTCAAATTCTTCGGGGTCAATTAAAAATCCCAACATAGTAAATTCATAGGTTTGTAAATAATATCTACGGCTTTCTAGGGAATCAATTGGTGAATTGTCGGAAATCCTGTCCATTATAATTGGAATATAATGACCCTTTACCGAAGTATATGCTTGTCTTGATGCAAATTTTTGTAAAATAACTTTATTAAATCGATTTAAATCTCTGAATTTTTGACAAACAATAATTACTTCAAATCCAATATCTATGGCAACAGGTTGTGGCATTTTATATACGTCTGCCCCCATTTGTGTTCCATTCCAAGTTCCAACAGTAGCGTAATGAAACGTTCTTCTTTCCGGAATTGTTCTTTGAACAACAGGATTTGTGCCAGGCTGAACATCGGGTCTTCTCACAACTCCAATAAAGGGCACTTTTATATTTCCGT